TTCATGGCTTCTTTAAAAAAACCCCTATCTTCATCCGCAACACCATATCCAAAATTATTGGCATCAGTCATATTTTCTTGTGGATTGTAAGTATACCGTTTGTTAAAATCTATATTTTCATAGTTTCCTAAATTACCTTGATTGTTAAAATTATTACCTCCACCACCTTCACCACTATTTGTAAAAGCTTGTGTCTGAGGTATACCCCCACCTGTTTCTTCCACTACTTCTTCAGTAGGTAATTGATAAGGGTTCTGTAAATATCTTTGGGGAGATAAAAAGTTTATACCTTGTGCTCTTATCTCTGCATCTGTTGCCATTATCTTCTTCCTCCTGGATGTATATCTAATCTAAATGTACCTAGTTTCCAATCTTCATTGGTAGTTGTGTTAGCAATTTCTAATGCAACCTGTCTTGCACGAACTCTTATATCTTTTTTAGTTGTATTTGAATCACAAGTAAATGTAGTAGTAGTTTCATCACTGTTTGGGTACAGTCTTGTTTTAAATTTAACAGCCGTGCTACCAGTCTGACTAATAAAATCAGGTATAAATCTACTAATTCTCATAATGTATTCTCCATCTCCTCTAAGATCAGGCATGCCTGCAACTGCTCCCGTTGAAGATCTTTTTTGTGTTATATCAAAATCACCAGAAATTATGTTACCAATAATAGCAGTAACTATACCCCCTGAATTAATTTGATCAGTCCCTGTTTCCTGGTTATAGTATATAGAACTACCTTGCGTATTACCAGTAACATCGAATGAAGCATTATCTGAAAGTCTAAAATAAGTTGCGTGAGGTCTATCAAAAACTGCTGAATCCTGCCATGCCGTCCTAGGTAATGTACCTGTTGTCCATATAGGACGTTCACGAGAAGAATCTAAGTAGTTATAAGTAACTACTCTATCAATTTGATCTGATGCAGCTGTGCAATAGAACCAATTTATTTCTCCAAATAAATTATTTAACCCTGCATTAATAAGATCTCTTGATGTAGCATTAATATCATCGTAAACATGGTCTTCTACTAAACAAGGCATAGATTGTAATTGACCATCGTATCTAAAGAAACCATTTTCTGACATCCAATAAGAAGAACCATCAACTTCAATACAAGCATTTTTACCAAACAATCCACAGTTGGTTCCTACTTGTTCAAAAGAGAAAGTAAATGGCTGGCCTACAAATTTCATTAAAAATAATGCAGTATCAGTCCATACATAAATAGAGTCCCTACCTTTAATGGCACCCATAATTTTAGAACCATCGGCAAGTCTTTGAGTACCGGATGTATTTTCAGCTTTCGTTACATAAGCATCTGCAGTATCAATATTTTCTTGATCCGAGAATCTAATAAACATATCATCTTGTGTTGTTGGTGTACCTACTGTTGTCTCAGTTCCAAAAAATACTAAGTGTCTATCCGGAGTTGAGACCAGTACATGACGTGAAGCCGTTGGTGCGTTTGCTAAAACTGTTGCTCTTGTAGATGTTGCATTAGTTGCTGATGCATCCCATTCAAAACATTTACCATTATAAATAAGTGCAATAAGTTTTGTACCATAGTTATCAAGAACCCATAAACCAGGGTCAATTGTAAAGTCAGAAGATGCTGCTTCTCCCCAAGCAACAAAACTAGATATATTTGTAACTGCAACTCCTGCATTGTGTGTGGCTTTTGTAGTTCCGTTTGCACCTCTTGCACCTCCACTTAAAGTATTTGTTGTAGTGTTGTTTGCTGTAAAACTTATGTCTTCTGTCCCTATTCTAATTTCACCTGATGATGGAAAAGCTGCTGAGTTTGCAAGAACTATACTTGTTGTAGTAGTGTTAGTCAAAGCTGTTTGTAAAGTCGTTGCCGACGGACCAATGGAAGTACCACCGTATAAACCTGCTCCCCAACCAAAACCACCTAGTTGTTGTGCCGGTCCAACAGTAAAATAACATGCTATCTTTGTAGATCCCGCAGTACTTAAAGGAGTGCCTGTTTCATTAGCATCCATTGTAATTGTAAAAGTTGTACCACCTGGCACAGACGTAACCATAAATTTTTTATCTTCAAACGTGGCATTTGTAAAAGTAGAATTGCTTAGACCAGTTACGTCTTCAAATAATACAATATCATTTTCCAACAAACCATGATTAGTATTACAGGTTACTGTAACTGTTTTTGAATTTGATGTACTTGTAAAATTAGCACCTGTTAACGTAGTTCTAATTGGATGAATGTCATAATAAAGACCACCAGAATATACATATAAAATCTTACTAGTTCCTAGTGCAGCATATTTAATACCTGCATTATCATCCCAATGATGAATAGCTCTAACGGCTCCTGTTAATTTTGACTCACCTAACTGTGTCCAGCCACCTATTTTTTCAGGTGTACCATATCTAAAACGAACATTGTCTCCGTCAAACCACTGCCCCTCGGCCCCGGTCTCTGTAACTTGTTTGTTGAACCCTGGTGCAAAACCTAATTTTTGTAACATACAGCCTCATTATAATACTATTTTATTCCTGATGGTAGACCTAGCATTGGTCTTTCATCAAATTTATTTTTCTCAGCAAATGGGCCATTTACATGATTATAATGTAGAAATACTTGACCGCAAATGTTCCCGTCAAAAGGCTCTCGCCAATGTTCAAGTTCACAGCCACTATATACTAGCATATCTCCTACTTCAAGCAAGACTTTTGTGCCCTCGAGAGCACCTGGTTTAACTAAATTTTCTCTTTCATTGATAACATTATTAGCTCCTGTCCCATCTATAAATATTGGCCACGGCTCACCACCCAAGTTTATTGTAGTAGATATCTCACAGCTTGGTCTGTCTTTGTGTCTATGGAGTGTGTCTCCTTTTTTATAAGCTCTTGCATAGGAATATGTAGGACATAGGTCTAGTCCGGTTTCATTTTTCATAATTGGTAATACTTTAACTAGTAAAGTATCCATTACAAAATCACCATAACAAGAATAAGTATTAGGTATTTGTTCATCGGTCCATGTACCAAGTATTGAAGACTGTGCATGTATATTATTTTGATACATAAAACCAACAGCATCACGTTTAAGTAAGAAATAGTTAAATATAAAATTAGCTAACTCATAGCTGAGTGCACTTTTAATTACTTGATATTTATTAAACATTATACCATCAATCCTTTCTGTAAAAAATTAAACGACACAGATATTCTTATATCATCTGATTTATTAGGATCAACACAATGGTTAACCCAAGAGGGGAACATAATTAAACGCCCTGCAATAGGTTCAAAATGTACTTCTCTCCATAAATGCTTTGGTTCTTCTTTTTTTTTATTAGTTTTTATAGGTATAGACATTAAAGACATTGTTTTAGTATCTTCTATTTTTAAATGCCCACATTTTTTAGGAGTTTTAATATAGTAAACTCCAGACCATAATGAATTTGGATGTATGTGAGGTCTGTTAAATCCATCTTTATAATTTATATTAGCCCACATATTACCTAAAAAAGGCTCTGAATCTAAACCTTCATCTTTGTATATTTCTTGTTGTGCAATATGTAGCTCTTCTATTAAATGTTTATACTCTGGTTTTAAATGCATATCTGTTGGTGAATGCCAACCATTAATGTTTGTTTTTGTAATACCTGGCTCTTTCTTAGACCAGTTTACAATTTGTTCTTCTAAGTATTTATTATACGCTGGTGTGCCTACATCTTTAACATAAACAGGTGTTGCAAAATAAAGTTCTCTATGTATCATTTGAAAGGTTCTCCCCCAAACCACATCACTAAAGATTTTCTTAGTCCCTTTGTAATGGGCACCACTCTATGATTAATAAAACTTGCAAAAAATATAGCGTGTCCTTGCTTAGGTTTTGCAATATGACCTGGTTTTCCTAATTCTAACCCACCACCTTCAAATTCAGACTCGTGAGATAACACAAGGGTCATAGATATTTTTCTAACAGGTGGTTCTTTATCCATAACTAAACTACAATCCATATGCCAATCATAAAAACCTCCTTCAGGATATTCTGTGTATTGTGCTTGTTCACCAATAGCCATGTTTTCAAATCCAAAATGTCTTTTATTAGTTTTATGCATCATGTTTTCTAATTTTTTATACATCGGAATTGAATCAGGTTTATTAAATGGAATCCAACTAACATGAGATATTCTAGTTTTAGTATTATACTCTCCCTCTGATCCTAAACCTATTTCTGCTTTTTGTGGTGGCATGGATCTTCCTAACTTACTGATTAGTTCACATTGTTCGGGAGTAAATATAGGTTCAGTAGTTTCTACCATATAACTTTTCCAATTAGGTTCTGTATGTATCATTCTGCTCCTCTATTAATTATAGGGTTATAATCTACGTCACAATTAGCTGCAAGTGTACGTCTAACTTCATCCGTTGAATTAAAAGGATAAACTGTATGTCTCATGTCATAAGGAAATACATAAAAATCTCTTTCTTTTAGATTAGGTTGATAATCTACTTTTGAAAACTGACCAGATGCAGAACCTAATAATTGTAATTTTCCATTTTGAGGTTTATCAGATGCTGAATATTCAACACCATAATTTTTAGGTAATTTTAAAATCATAACACTAGATAAACCTGTATACAAAGTTCCTTGATGAACATGTACTGGATTATATTCATGTTGTTTCATCTCATTAACCCAAACTGAATTTAAATTAATTTTATAATTTTGTATTTTATTCCAATCTAAATAATGATGATATATATCCATAAACCATTGATATACATTTTTAGGTAGAAAGTTATGGTTCTTCATCTTTGTTTGATCTTTACCCTGATAAAATAAAGAATATTCTTTTTCTATCTTACCCACAAGCTGTACATTTGCAGGTTTAAGTTTGTGAACATTATTTTCATAAATAGTATTAATAGATGTAAATATATCTAAAGGTACTTGATACCTTATAATACATTGACCTAAAAATATTGGTTTAAAATTTAATGTGTCCATATCTTTCTATAATTATTTTTGGAATTTTTTCTATGTAAGGGTTGTATACTTTTCTAACAGGTCCATCAAATAGTTTATGCATATTACTACCAACAACTCTATCA